TTAAAAGCAATATATGATTCTGATGGAATTGGCCCTGGCAGGACAGATGGTTTTACAAAGCCGATGTTTACAATTGATTTTGAGTGTTTGCCTGCAATTAATCCACCAGAATCAGGTCTTTCTGGGTTACTTGATGGGATAACAGATATTATAAGCGACTTTACTGGGATTGGAGGTGATAAAAAATACATAAATTCTGGACGCATTCTTAGAATTCATGTTAAAGATAAATATGCTAGTGTTTCATCAAGTCCTACAGTTGTGAATCAAATGTTATCTAGTCCATCTTTGATGGGTATTGCAGGAGGAGTACCAGAGGGATTAGGAAGTGAAATCAAAGTTGATGATGATATATCTGTTGCAATTCAAAACACCTCAAACTCTGAGCTGAGAGAATATATTAAAAGATTTTATCCGACAATATTTTACGGATCTGCTAGTCCAACTGTAAGAAGCGTAAATTTAAGTGTGTCAACATCAGAAAAAGTAGCAAATGTAAGAGCAGCAGAGCGGCTACATCAAGATAGGGCTGCTGGTAATGTTCAAAAAAATGGTCTACTTACTGATACTGAAGTAAATGTAATACCCTCTTCAATAGATTTAGTCTTGATGGGGTGCCCTTTTATTGCAATGGATCAAGACATATACATCGATATGGGAACAAAGACAGATCTCGATGGTATATATGTTGTAAATACTGTATCGCATAGTATAAAATCTGGTGAGTTCTCAACAATGGTACAGCTCTTTCCAAACTACTCACAAGGATTAGTCAGAGATGTACGTAAAGATCTTTCTGATAAATTAAAGGGTTTAGAAAGTAATGACAATACAACAATCTCCTTATTTGCAGAGCTTTAACATAATAATAAACAAAGAATACAATTTAAGCGAAAGAGACATTGTTCTTGATTTAAATAAAAAACACACTTTAAACATCCATAAAATAAACGCAATTAGATCTGTGTATAAAAAGCAAAATATTCAAAGCTTAAGTGAATATTTTGAATTAATTTTAGAACAGTTAAATTTATCAAATCCAATATGGCAATATTTTCTTTCTAAAAAACAACGTGAAAATTATACAAATTATATTAAAACAGAAATTGCAGATACACTATTAATTACAACTGACTATTTCTTTGAGAGCTTTGTTGATAGGCTGAAGCTTTTTAGATGCTTAAAACCTATAAACTATAACAACGAACTATTAGATGTCCCTGTGTATAATCATGACAGCGTGACAGGGCGATTGACAATCACACATGGGCATAATTTTCTAACAATGAAAAAAGATAAGCGTCAAGATTTAGTAACGCCTTATGAAAATCACACTCTTTTAGAAATTGACTTTAGTTCATGTGAACCTTATTTTTATCTCTCTTTTTTGGAGAAGATATCAAATGAAACAGATGTGTATTCTTTAGTTAGAAAAGACTTAAACATAAGTGATAGCATAGAAAGAAGTAAATTAAAAAGATCTGTAATTTCTATTCTTTACGGCGCAGCAAACAAAACAGTAAAAAGACTATCAGGATTATCAATTGACGAAATCAAAGCCATTAGGCGTTATTTACAAATAACAGAATTTGAAGCTAATCTTCGAAAAGAATTTGATGATGCTGGATTTATTAAAAATTTTTACGGAAGACCGGTCCTGAGTGATGCAAATCTTGTTAATTACTGGGTTCAATCATCAGCAGTTGATTTTTGTTGTTTAGCTTTTTATCAAATGCTCAAAGATAACGATTTTTTAAAAGCGCATGCAGTTATTCATGATGCAATTATTGTTTCATGTCCTAATGAAAAAATAAAAGATATAAATAATTTAAAATTTCTTCGTGAAGAAGTAAGTAATTTCAACGTTCCCATAAAGATAAAGCCCTTAAAAGAAGATAATTAACTTCATGAAAAGTAAAAAGAATATTAAAGAAACACATGGCGCATCTTTCAGCCCTAGTTTTTATTTAGGTAGAAGTCATGCCTTAGGAATCTCAGGCGGCGGTGCTGACTCTAGTTATTCCAGTCACATGGGCCAGAAAAAAGTTCCTGTTGATTATTACAGTCATCTAGAAGATGAAGAAGATGAGGAGGAAGAAGAGGATACAATTCTTGAAATGAGAGTCTATAAAGATGGCAGATATAAAATAATAGAGACACTTGATAAGATTCAAGAAGTAGAGGAGGAAGAAGAGGATCCCGTTGAAGAAGTTTCAACTGTTGCTTCTCTTGGCGGCGGACCTACACCCCCTTTGGGTCGTAAACCTGATGGAAGTTTTGCTAATATCGATTATGTAAAAGCACTTAGAAAAAAGTTTCAAGAACTTTATAAATAAGCTTGTACAATACCAATCCCTGTATTATAATGCTAAAGCAATAAACATTGAGTATTGCATTTTAAATTTTAACAAACAGGAGAAATACATTGGGTATTGATTTTGAAGCTATTAAGCGTAAGCTAGAAAGATTGAGTGGAAATACACGTAATCGTTCTGTGATGTGGAAACCAACAGAGGGTGAGGAGACAACTGTTCGACTTTTATCATTTCCTGATAATGACGGCCAGCCTTTTAAGGAATTGCAATTTTATTATAATATTCCAGGACAGCGAGGTCTGTTGGCACCTTCCCAATATGGAAAGCGTGATCCTATTCAAGAACTGATTACTAAACTTCGTGATGAAGCTACAAAAGAGTCATATGAAATGGCTAAAAAGCTTTATCCTAAAATGCGAATTTATGCTGCAGTCATTGTCCGCGGACAAGAAGACAAAGGTGTTCAAATTTGGGGCTTTGGAAAGATTGTATACCAAAAACTATTGGGTATGATGCTTGATGAAGACTATGGGGATATTACAGATCCAATGACAGGACGTGATATTAAAGTTGTGTGTACTAAAAACCCAGGACAACAGTGGGCAACTACTGAAGTTCTGCCTCGTGGAAAATCTACGCCTCTTTCTAAAGACTCATCGCAAACTAAGCAGTGGATGACAAATATTCCAGATGTCAATGATATTTTTAGTTGCAAATCATATGACGAGCTTAGTAAAATTATAAATGACTGGTTAAGTGACGATGATGGTGATAGCGAGGGTTCTGATTGGGTAACCAATACACCTCAAAAATCTACAGTATCAATGACAGAAAAACGATCATATAGTAATTTAGATGATGCTTTTGCTGATCTAATGAAGTAATAGAATTACTTTCTTAGTTAATTTAAGGAGCCTAAAATACTAGGCTCCTTTTTTTGAAATTCGTGAAAGTGCACAGTATAATTAAAAAAAGGAGGTTTAGATGTCAGATGATTTTACGAAAGATCTTATTAAGTCTTTAAACAAAGATCATGGATCAAGAATAGCATACAATTTAGCAGAAGATGAAAGTCCAACACATGTTAATCGATGGATTAGTACGGGTTCTAAAATGCTAGATTATATTTGTGCAAATAGGCGAAACGGTGGTCTACCAGAAGGAAGAATTGTAGAAATATTTGGTCCACCTTCGATAGGTAAGTCTCATATTGCAACACAAATTGCTAGAACAACACAGAAAATGGGTGGGATTATTGTTTATATAGATACTGAGAATGCAACATCAGTTGAAAATCTTAGCCTACTTGGTGTTGATGTATCTAAAAGATTTGTATATGTTGATACTCACTGCACAGAAGAAGTTTTAGATATTGCAGAAAAAACAATTCTTAAGGCAAAAGCACTTAACAAGGATATTCCAGTAACAATTATCTGGGACTCTGTTGCTGCTTCATCACCCAAAGCAGAACTTCTTGGTAACTATGACAAGGAGTCGATAGGCTTACAGGCAAGAGCAATATCAAAGGGAATGCGAAAAATTACAGGCGTAATAGGCCAAACAAACTCTTTGTTTGTGATTTTAAATCAGATTAGAACAAAGATTGGAGTTATGTACGGTGATCCTACTACAACTCCTGGCGGGAAGGCAATACCTTTTCATTCATCTATACGAATCAAATTGGGTGCAGGACAGCAGATCAAAAAAGGGGATGATGTCATTGGTATTCAAGTCTCTGCAAAGACAGTAAAAAATAAAGTTTCACCTCCTTTTAGAACAGCAAATTTTCAAATTCATTTTGGAAAAGGGATTGTTGAGCATGAAGAGATTTTTGATCTTTTAAGAAAACATGGCGAAGACACTGTTGGTAATTATAGAATAGCAGTTTCAGGAAACGGACAGTGGAAAAACCTATCAGTTGTTGATATTCAAACAGAAGAAAAGATTATTGAAAAGAAATTTCGCAAAAAGGAATTTGATGAAATAATGACAAATAAAGAGTACGAAAAGTATATTGACTGGCTAGTTGAAAAAGCAATGGTTAAGATAATGTCAAGCCCAGAGAGCGTTGATATAGATCCTGAATCTTATGAAGATATCAAATCATTAGCAAATGAGATGGATTTTGACTTATAACGAACGCGTAATGATAGTAGATGGTCTTAATTTATTTACTAGACATTATGTTGCGCATCCTGCCATGTCTCAAAATGGTGAGCATATTGGCGGCTTTATTGGTTTTTTTAACAATGTTGCTAGGCTAATTGACAAATGTAATCCTGACAGAGTAATTGTTATTTGGGAAGGTGGAGGTTCAAAAAGAAAGAGAGATTTATACAAAGACTATAAGATGAAGTCTAGACCACAGCGCCTTAATCGTTATTATGAAGATATCCCGGACACACTTAAAAATAGAAACTATCAGTTAAGCTTACTGATAAAGTTTTTAGATACATTTCCCATAACGCAAATTTATGTTGAAGATGCTGAAGCGGATGATGTTATTGGATATCTTTGTAGGTATAAACTTAAAAATTATCAAAAAATAATAGTATCATCTGACCATGACTATTATCAGCTTTTAAATCACATAACTATAGTCTGGTCACCTACACTAAAAGACTTTGTTAATGATAAAAAAGTAATTGAAAGATTTAACATACATCCTAATAATTTTTGCTTAGCAAAGAGTATTGTGGGAGACAAATCTGATAACATTAGTGGTGTTCCCGGTGTTGGTTACAAGACATTAGCAAAAAGATTCCCAAGGTTTACTGAAAGCTCTGAGTATTTACTTTGTGACTTTATTGAAGACGCAAATAATCTAGCTAAGGGTAAAAAATTAAAATCAGTCAATATGATTGTAAAAAATGAGATATTGATAAAAAGAAATTGGAAATTAGTTCATTTAGATTTAAGCAACCTTGTAAGGATTCAGACTAGCAAGGTTGATGAAAAAATTGAAAATTTGAAATCTACGCATAATAATATAATAGCACACAAAATTTTAAAAGAGAACGCGATAAACAATCTAGACTTAGCAAGAACATTATTCACATTTAAACGATTGGTTAAAAGTCAATGAACGCAACAGCAAGCAGTTATCTTATGGATCAAAACGAGAATCATTTTTCAAAATACGGGAGGGCATTTCAAGAAAAAATATTTCAAAGTATGTTGATAGACACAAATTGGTCTGCACAAATGATTGAAATTATGACACCTGACTATTTTGAATTAAAATACTTGCAGTATCTTTGTGATAGACACTTTGGTTTTTATAAAAAATATAAGAATTTTCCTACACTTCAGCTTTTAGTTTCAATTATTAAAGATGACTTAACTGAAGGTGATGATTTA